CTTTCGGGTCTCCCTTTGCGCAAAGCGCGTGTCCTTAGCGTTAGCCTTAGGACTCTCTCTTACCAGGACCTTCTATGGAACCATACACAAAGATATCAACCGAGCCGTTTTTCGCAGCTAACTATTATGGTGGTGATCCTGAGCCGACTGGCAAAGTCTCCGGTTTTCTGGAGTCTCGTGTCGACGGGTTCAAAAATCCTCATCATATTAGCCAAATTGCGAATCATGTCCAGGCTGGTACCGTATGTGAAGGTGTCCTTAGACAACTCAGTCTAGGCAGTTATGCTGGTGTTAGGAAACGTTTCCAAAATGCAGATCCCAGTAATTCGTCGCTTGCGTCGTTTTACGGGAATCTGTATCAAGGTTTTGACGTTCCTGAAGCACCGTCGTTTCCTTCTGGTTTGGACAATCGTGCACTCGTGAGTCTTTTCAACGACGCTTATCAGAAGATCAACCAGTCCCAAGGATTGGTCTTTCTTGGTGAGCTCCGCGAAACCGTGCACTCGCTGAAGCATCCGTTTAAGGCGCTTACCGATCTGTTGCGACTTCGTCGTAGCAGACTAGGTAAGCTTCGCCCTAGGAGATCCCGCGATTTTCTTAAGGCGGCTGCGGATAGTTGGCTAGAGATCCAGTTTGGTATCAAGCCCCTTGTAGCTGACATTGTGTCACTTGTCACTTATCTCCAGGATCGAAAGAATCAGATCGGCGTTGAGTATTTCCCTATTCGGGGCTACTCTCAATTTCGTTCTGCTTTCTCCGGCCCTGGTTTCCGTGTCCATGTTCATTCCTTATCCTACACAGGATATGTCATGAACAAGTTGTTACACTCTGCCCGTTATAAAGGTGAGATTAGGATTGATCCACTCAACGAGGGTTGGGATAACCGAGACTTCGCCCGTTTGGGCTTTGGTCTCAACAATTTCATTCCCACGCTGTATGAATTAACTCCTTTCTCTTTTCTACTTGACTATTTCACCGATGTCGGTGATTTGATCAATAGCTTCAGCGTACCCATTCAGGATATTCCATGGGTTACCCATACTCGTAGGTCTGAACTCACTGAGTCTCGTCAGATTCTCGGTGATGCTAAGCCTTATGATGATGGTAATTTCACATATATTCCTGTCAGCCTCACATCTGTGCCTACAACTACCCGATACAAGTGGTTTAGTCGTGATCCGATTCTGGCTGGTCATTTGCCAAGACCGACAATTTCTGTCGAGCTCCCAAATGGCTATCAATTCGCCAACACGATCGCATTGATCGCTTCGTCGATATTGTAGGATTCCCCAACCTTCTTGGAGTACCACATGGCTATATCTGTATCAAGCCCCATTACGGGCTCAGCACAGACGGGTTTTACTAGCCCGTCATTTACTGTAACCGCCGATGTTTCCCCTGTACAGAACGGGAAACAAGTCGTGGTGACCGCTGCATCGGGGGCTTCCGGCCTTACGGCTGGTTCCGTCTCTTCTCCTTTCACTTTGAATTTCACCCGTCCTTTGAACCTTAAGGTTCTCGCTCCGGTGAATCCTGTGACAGGTGTGCTGCGTGTTGTGCCAGTCAATGTCTACAAGATGATTACCCGTAAGGGTGTCATTCCTTTGGCCGGTCAGTCGTCGAGCGTCATGAACATGACAACTTCGATGTCTGTCCCGGCCGGTTCTGACTCCGCGGATCCCGCTAATATCAGAGCTGGACTTTCCTGTCACATTGGTTACCTCTCCCAGCAGTCTTCCAATATTGGAGACACGCTGGTTACTGGGATCTTGTAATACCATGTTCGCCGTGATTAAGAACGTTTACCATTACTCCTTTTCTGATGCAGACGAAACCCCTGCCGTCATTCAATCTTTGTCAGGTTACCCTGGCCTTTTGATTGGCGACATTCGGTCTTGTGCCGTTCTCAGTTTGGAGCGTATGGAACAATTTTCTGTAGTCTTCGGAGATTCTTTGGTCCTATTCGAACCCACTTGAGGTAGCCCCCATGACTCTGGTCACAGATTCTGTGCTAGAAGCTTCAATCAGAAAACGTCTTAAGCCTTTCCTCACCGGTGATGACGCCAGATCTTATGCTGCTCGCTATATGCACGATAAGTGCTTTAGCAAGTTCATCGGAAATGGTGGTCAGGATGGTAAGGATCGTGCTTTAATGAAATTCCTGCTCACGTGTGAACGTGTTCGCAGTATTTCTCTCACCCCTGAAACCTTCGTCGATGAATACCTCATCGGTCACTTTCGTGACCGGTGTCGTAATTTCTTCGATGGGATCAGCCCTGATGAGCTGTCGTTAGACAATCTCCATCAGTTGGGGGGTGTCGGGCCTGGCGCCTCTGTCGGAACTCGTCATACAGATTTCTATAGAAAGCTGTACCTTGGTCCCCAGAGTTGTACCAGTTTAGACGTCTACCACGCTTACTTACGTGGTAGTCGCAGTAATCCTCTCTGTTTCTCCGCTGCCAAGGCAGCTTCGAAATTTGGGGTTACTGTGGATAGAAGCAGTCGTCTAAGTTTTGTAGAGAAAAACGTAACAGAACACCGCACTATCGCGACCGAACCTTCAATTAACATGTTTTATCAGTTAGCTGTTGGTAAGGTCATTGAAAAGCGCTTAAAGCAGGTTTACGCTTGGGACAAAAAGCTGACACCTGCGGTCAATCGTGAAAGCGCGTTCATCGGTTCCATTGATAACTCTTTGGCTACCGTTGATCTATCTTCCGCGTCTGACAGCATCTCTCTCCAGCTCTGCAAGATGGCCCTCCCGGGTTATCTGAATGAACTGTTGGAGCTTTTCCGCTGCGAGTACACCAAGCTGCCTGATGGTAGGGTCCTTAAGCTTCCTATGATTTCAACTATGGGAAACGGCTGGACTTTCCATCTGATGACTGCCTTGCTGTATTGCGCGTGTCATGCTGTTTGCGACGTTTTCGGATCTTCCGGAGACTTGTCACGAGTTTCTGTTTTCGGAGACGATATAATTATACCGAGTGAGTTAACTCGGTGGCTATACCGTCTTCTCGACAGACTCGGTTTCGTCGTAAACACGGAGAAGTCCTTTAGCGATGGGCTTTTCCGCGAGAGCTGTGGCCATGATTTCTATCAGGGTCACTACGTCAGACCTGTCTTCGTGAGAAGACTGGATACTGAGGCCTCTCGCTACGTCGCCGCCAATAGATTGCTGGAGTGGAGTTGTTTCCACGACATCGATCTGACGCCTTGTATACGCTTGCTTAAGAATAGTACTCGAGGCTTTATCGTCCCGAGACACTATGACTATGCGAGCGGGCTCCGGGTTTCCTCAGTTTCTGCACGTAGTAAGTTGATTAAAGGTGGCGTTTGGCGCTTTAAGTGCCTGATGCCTTCTCTTCAACCATTACATGTAGATCGTGACGGAAAGGTTGGTGAGTTTGACATAAGCTCCGCGGGTAACCCCGACGGTGCATATGTCTCGCTCATTGGCGGATATCTGCGCAACGGCTCACTCATGCTACGTCCAAAAGACGTAACGTGGAGGCTCGCCAACAAGATGACCCCAAATTGGGACTACGTCAACTTGCCTCGAATCCCCGGTTGGGATGAGAGAGCCGACCTTAACTGGAAAGTTAAGGCTGATCTAATCTTCACAGATTAGTCTGGTCGCT